CATCAACTCTTGTCTTTCCCTCTCTGACAAGTCTTGCTTTTTTCTCAGTAAAATGACACATTTCCGTACCAACTTATGATTCAAATTATAATTAGCATTCTTATCAATTAAGCTATACATATTGTTCTTCATCTACCTTGCGCCATATTTTTTTAATTTGTCCATCTTCTCATCTCTTCCATGCTTCTTGAAATTGTCTCTTGCTCTTTTATTGAAATATTCTGTACGCTGATTAGCATCCATGCCTGCTATCTTCATGATGTATAGTGGCTTATAGTCTTCTCCTTCTACATTTGCATCTATTGCTGTAAGAGGATGCTTCTTACATTGTTTGTTAGAACATGTTATTCTTACATTCATGTTCTTATTTGTAAAGTAAACCAATTCCTCACCTCTAACAGCTATCGTGAATTTAGCTATTATTGACTCCGTTTCACACTTATCACATTTAAAATTGTTCATACTATAAAAAGTTTTTCAATTGTTCAACATCATCAATATTAACAGCAATCCCTAAGCATCCATCTGCCATCGTCAATAGTGCCACTCTTATATCATCTAATTCATATATGCTTACATCTTCTGAAATCTCCTCAATCATTATAGCTTCTCCTTGAACAAAGTAATACAATTCATGTATCTCATCCTTATTCTCACCATATTTATCAAAACAAAATAATATCTTATTGTAGTCTGATGCTATGTGTTTAAGCAAATCAACAAATATTGACTCCTTAAAGTCTTCTTCATTGAATATACCTTCTTCTTCACTAAAATGTGTTATCTTATTGAATTTCATTGTCTTCTATTGCTAATTTTAGTAAACAAATTGCGTCTGCGACGTTATCATCATTGCCTCTGTAACCGTATTTCTTGATTGCTGTCTTTATCATCTCTTTCTTACCACAATTCCCATTGCCTGTTGCATGCTTCTTTATGGTTTTAGCATGATATCCTTTGAATGGTATATCTCTCTCAGTGCATAGCAGTTCTATTACGCCTACATACTTTGCATGTGACATTATCGCTGCTGGCATTCTGCCTGACACTGCCTCGAAGAATATCATATCTATGGACTTCTCTTCTATTTTCTTGATAAGTTCGCTCCTGAACTTCAGCAATCGCATCCCGAAATTTTCATTCCTTGTAATTTTAAACGTCCATAACCCATGTGTTCCATCAGAGCATGCCCACCCTGTAAGCTCGGCAGGGTCAATTGCTAACACATTGTATTCCATTCTTTCTTAGTTTATTATTGATTTTCCTTCTTTTGTTCGATTGTCTAATTCTGTCTTTCATCTCTTCAGTCCAAATGAGATTCTTATTCTTGTTTACCATATACTCATTGAAGTGAGCAGGCATGTTATGTGGTTTACCTTTGTTTGCTTTAGATATGCTTAGCCTTGATTGTTCTGTATGTGATATTCCCAATCTTCTATTATTACCAATTAAAGAAGCTGTTATCTTAGCTTGAATATTTTCACTCCTTGATGGTTGAATACCTTTATCTTTCAATGTTTGGCTTATTCTTAAAGCTATCGATGGAATAGTTGATGGATTAACACAATTATGTCCAATTGCCGCTCCTTGTATAATATTGTATCCCACATCTGGGTTGCAAGAATTGAATTTCTTTATAAACAATTTCTCCCATATATTCAACATCTTTCTTGTACTGATATCGTCTTTCAATACCTCTTTTGTAAAATTTTCTTTGCCATACTTCTTGATAGCTACTGCTAATATTGTGCCTCCACCAATGTATTTCTTAGACTTTGATGATTCTTTGCAAGACTGTCCAATGTATATCTTGCCATTGACTAAGCAAAGTGTTTTATAGATATACATTGTTATATGATATTTTCATAGTGTGTTTTTATAGTAGTATTCTTGTTCTTCTTTGTGAAAATCACTCTGTTCTTAATATGTATTCCATCAATCTGATGCATTACAACCATACAATTTATCCTCAACCGTTCCAATATCTTAATAGCCTCAATCTGTCCAGAATTATCCAAGTACAATATGTTCTCATCAAACGCAAGGAAATTCAATCCCTTTCCATAATCACAGCTATTGTTTATCAAATCCCTAATTCCTATTATACCTGACAACGACACTCTTGCTTTCTCACCACCAGAATATCTGTTGAACAACCCTGAATTCTTTCCGTCTTCAACAACAAATATCTCAATCTTGTCACGCACTGTCCCATCTTTGTTAATCTTATAACCATTGATTTGCGTCTCAAGATTAGAACCTATTTTGTTCAGATAAAAGTTTGTAACGTCTTGTATCTTCTTAATAGATAGATTCGCCAAATATGTCTTAAACCCAGTCTTGTCCATGTGGAACTTCAAATTGCTTATACTCTGTCTTTTGTTGTCGAGCAATTGAAATTCATCAACTTTGTTAGTGAATTCAAGTTTTTTGTTTTTTAACTTTGTTTTCAACTGTGTAATTAACAACTTATTTGGGTTGGAAACATCTATGTCTTTGAGTTCTTGTATAGTCTTTGACAACTTGTTTTTGTAATTGTCAAGATTTGTTGACTCTTCCTCAATGCTTTCCTTCAAATTGCTTATCTTCCTGTTCGCAACCTTTAGGTCAGTCTTCATTTCTTCAAAAACTGTTATCTGCTCATCAAGTTTAGCAATATCAGAATTCAAAGACACTAACTTCTCGTTGTTATTATCAATAGCTTTCTTATGTAATAATATAAAATTCTTCAATTGCTTCAGGGTGTACTCTGATTCTGGTAGAAACTCATTATCACACTTAGGACATTTAACTGCTCCACCTGTAAGAACCTCATACCTTTTGATTTCCTTCTTCAATTTGTTGGTCTCTGTTTCTAAATTATCCGCATCGTCACTCATGTCGCTATGTTGTCTCTCTACATCTTCCATCTTTCTTTCATCAAGACCACTTTTCAATGCATCCCTATTAGATTCAAGCTTTCTCAATTTTGCATTAAGTGCTATGATGTTTAATTGTATTTCTTTTATCTTCTTCTGATATTTATCCTTATTAGATTCTGCTATCTGTTTATTTTCTTCTTCTGCAGCAGTTTCTTCCAATTCAGTAAGTTGTTCTCTGTATGAATCCACAACTGCTTCAATAGAAGCTATATCAGACTTGACCTCTTGATATTCTTCATCCATTACCTTCAACTCCTTAGTTAATTCAATAATCACTGAATCTATCATGTTAGAATTGCTGAAACGTGATATTATTTGCTTTTGTTCTGTATCCTTTGATGTAAAGAAATTGCTATCATTCCCCTGACCTAATAAGAAGAAATTCAATATATCCTCTGTCTTTATACCAATCTGCGATATTATTTCCTTGTTACCAACAGCTACAGATGTTTGGTCTTTCCAAAGCACTTTATCAAAATAAATTTGTAGCTTAGATGATTTATTACCTCTGAACAATGTACGCACTATCTTCATTTCTCTGTTTAGTACACTGTTATGCATTGACAATGACACTTTGCATTGATTCTCTCCGTTTGTTATGAAGTCTTCCTTATCAACACCCCTGTATACATCACCTGTGATGGCCAGTGTTATAGCTTCCAACAATGTTGACTTTCCAGCACCATTGGAATTAGCACTTTCTTTCTTATCAAGATTCTCTCCTAACATCACTACTAATTCATTGATGAAATCATAGCTTGTCTTTCTGTGGGTGAACAAGTTCTCCACCTCAATTTTACTTAGATTCCACATGTAACTTTTGTATTTTAGTTAACCCCTTAGTGCGTAAATTATTGTCGGTGATGTAAAGTTTACAATAGTCAATCCAATGTTTAGCCATATCTTTCTTAGTAAGAACCAAACTTCCCTTTTGTATCTGTCCAACTGACAACTCTAAATCACTGTAATCCTGCTTCACCTCAATCCCAGCTAATTCGAATTTGTCTTTGTTGAAAGTTTGAACCTTGTCTTTATCACCAAGCAATGTTATCCTTACATTATCTTTCTTCAACTCTGATATAGAATTTGATAGTTCATCCAATTGTTCAGTATCTTCAACATTAACCTTATAATGTATATATTTAGGAAATTCTGTATGTACCTTGATTGTAGTATCGTCAGAGTATAAAAGTGTAAACCCCTTATCATCTATGTTTTCTCCATAGTTAGCCTGATATGCACTTCCTATGTAGTGTATTCTCTTCGTAACATGAGATTCATCGTGATAATGACCAACAAATACCTTAGAGAATGGCTTAAACAAGTCTCTGCTTAAATCTCCTGAAACTACACTTCCATCATTGTTCTTAACACCATTTATAGAATGATGTGTCATTAATATGTGTTTTGTGTCATCACCGTAATTTGACATATCTTCTATCACTGTCAGTAGATGTTCCAGATATTCTGCTTCTGAAAAGTATGGAAGCATATGTATGCAAGTGTCTTCTTCTTCAATTTCTATACAGCCTGTATTGTTGAATAAGTGAAAATACTTGCTTTTCCGTTTCTCAAATATACTTAGATAGCTTTTGTGTACCGATTGGTCTTTCTTGTCGTGATTGCCTGCGATTGCATATATGTGTATTCCATTCTTTTCAAACATAGATATACAATCATCAATTAGCAATAAACATTCAAGAGACTGCTTGCTTCTGTCAGTAAACCAATCTCCCAAATGAAAGACTTTATCTATGTCATTTTCTAAACAATACTTGACACATTGACTGAATATGCTGAGAACTAAGGGTATATTGTTCTCCTTAGCATGTGTGTCTGTAATCATGAGACCTAATAAGTTTCTACTCATCTTCATCTTCATTGCCCTTTGATGCAATAATATCCTTGTGTCTTGCTGCTAATATCTTCTTTGTTAGAATTGGCAAAGCCTTGTTCCCATTTATGTAATTATCATAGAATTGACGCTTACTTGACCACGCTAATTTGCCACCAAGGAATGATATCTTCTTAGCACCTTCCTGTTTCAATATACCTTTGTCAATAGCATACTTGATGTCCTCAGCACTTAAAACTATGCCTATGCCTAACAGCATTTCTACATCTGTTTTGCGACGACTACCAAAATCGTTCTTCACAATCTTGACTTCTGTTATCTGTCCAACCTCAATCTCATCAATCTTAACATGCTCCTTCAATTTTAAATCCACTCTTAATGTCGGCAAATACTCTTTCCATTCACCTCCACCAGAATTTCTTTGACCAGTGTTAAAGTCAACTGCGGTGTGGTTGATGCCTAACATAACTATGTTTCTATCATAAATCTCGGTGAGCATTGCCTTCATCATCATCTTAGCATTCTTAGCAAATGCACCCATTACAGCATGTTTTAATTCCTTCTTTGTACCTTCCTCTGTATTCTTCTGAACAATCTTCACATTCTCTTTGAACGCTTCAACCTCTTGTCGACTAAGTGTTGCTCCTATACTATCCCACATGATAAATATGTTAGGCATTGTCTTAATCTTGTTTAACTCACAGAATTCGTCAAGTTTGTTCAATTGAATCTGAAGTTTGTAGAATAAGTCTTCTACATACTTAGATTTTATTATGATTACATTTTCTATGTCTATACCCATCTTCTTGGCATATACTTTGTTATCCCTGTTTTCTGAAGACAGTATTATGCATATTGGGTCTTCATACGTTTCCTGATACCATTTCATAGCATGCATTGCCATTGTTGTTTTACCACTTCTACTTCTACCAGAAATTTCTGTTAATCCCACTGGCCAACCCAGTGTTCCTAAATTTGCTTCCAATGCAGGAACACCTGTTGGACACCAAACTTGATTCTCGGAAAAGTTGTCTTTGTCAGAGAACTTTATCATCCCCTCATCAGCTTTCTTGAGTAGGGATGTTATGAATTTATTTGTAGCCATGTTTATTGTTTTTACTTTGTTATTAAAAAAGCACCCAAATTATTACATTTGGGTGCTGCTGTTTGCTTCTATTACACTCCTATTTCTTCCCCATTTTAGCTTGGATTTTTGCCCTTATTTCTTCCTTTGTCATCTTTTTCTTTGGCTCCTCATCTTCTTCATCGTCTTCTTCTTCCTCAACAACTTTCTTTGGCAAAACTTTCTTCACAATCTTCTTTGGCTCCTCTTCCTCTTCCTCTTCCTCTTCTTCAGCTTCCTCATCATCCTCCTCTTCAACAACCTTCTTTGGTATGATTTTCTTCACAGCCTTCTTTGGTGCTTCTTCTTCCTCTTCTTCAGAGTCGTCTTCTTCCTCTACAGCTTTCTTGGATACAATTTTCTTTACAACCTTCTTTGGTACTTCTTCCTCTTCCTCTTCCTCATCATCTTCATCTTCATCTTCTACAACTTTCTTGAAAGTTTTCTTGGTTGATGTTTTGGCTGGACTATCATCAGAATCATCAGATGATGTTACTGTTTTCTTAAGTGTCTTGTTAAGCTTCAATTGCAAAGACTCCACTATTTCTTGAAATTCATCAGTATCAAACAACCCTATTTCATGCTTCTCATCAAAGAACCTCAACCCTTCAAGTGATTTCTCAAAGTCATCCTTACTATACATCATGATATTCAACTGGGATAGTGGTTTCTTCTTGCAATATTCCTCAACCTCATCGTCTGTAAGTGGCAATGCATTCTTGCTCAACTTAACACTGTATGATGTCTTTGTAGTTTTGCCTTTTTTCTCCTTCTTAAGAGTTACAATAACAGGTATTCCGTCATCTGGGTCTGTGAATGGGTCAAAGTCTAATGCTTCTTCTTCATCCTCTACAATGGTTTCTCTGTTCATTTGGTCTCTTATGGTCTTCTTCATATCCATCAAACCAAATTTCTTATTGCCCTCTTTCACCTTATAAGCATAACAAATCCATGATGCTTGTCTTCCAAGACCACCATCCCAAGCAGTCAATGCTTTGATTTTCTCAGACTCATCAGCATCAGTTGAATCTAAATTAGCTTTCACAAAATCAATGTACTCTTCAATGATATCTTGCTTTTGACCACCATGAATTATAGCATTTTGTACAGTTGCTCTTTTTTCCTTACCATCATCACCAATGATTGTAAGCCAGTGAATACATCTCATTCTGTAATAAGCTGGTTCTCCTGGCAATGCAGGTAATATCCTGAATTTGTTTGTGCCTTCATCATATTGAAGGAAATCTGAATTGGAATTGCTTGGCATCTGAGAATCCTCTTCAGACACCAATTTCTTCAATACCTTAGTTGAAGTTGGTTTTAATTGCTCTCGCAATGATTTTTCTGCCATTTTGTTTTATTTTTAATGTTTAACTATGAGTTTATTTAATCGATTATCTAACAACTTTAATATCTACACAATTTATACGCTTGATTTGTGTCTCAACAAGTTGTTGTTCTATGTCTCCTGCTTGGATTGACATGCTAAGTTTGTTCAACTTATCATCTTTTGATTTCAATGACCAATAAACAGAACTAACATATTCCATTTCTTTCTGTCTTCGGTACATCAATTTCTTGGTTGCTTGGAATCCTTTATCTGAGTCAATAAGTGCCTTCAAATCTTCCACTGTTGGCTTCTTCTTTTTCTCATCAATGTGTTCTGTAATGATGCGTTCTCTACACTTTGCTTCATGTGTATTAACACTCAACTTAGATTCATTGTACATATTAGTGACATCAGCAAGCATAATACCGAAGTGATTCAATATTATAGGTATTGTCACTAATTCTGCTGCGAGATTTGCCACATCAATCCTTAGCAACTTCTCAAGTTGTATTTCCTCTTCATTTATATTGCTTTTCAGCAACAATAAACTTCCGTCTGGTAGTGTTACCTTACTTATTGCCATCTTTTATTTGTTTTGTTAAGAAATTGTTTAATTGCTCCTTCACCATTGGTACTTTCTCACTAAGAAAGTATAAGTACATAACAGAATATATAGCATTGTCGATGAATGTATCTGCTATGTTTTCATTTGATTCTTCCGTTATTGTGCCATTGTAGAACTGCTCTAATATCCTATCAACTTTCCTTTCAAAGTTCATCTGTGATGACAATAAACCACGTTTTTGCCATGAACCTCCATAATTCTTGTCTTTTGATACAAACAATTCAATCATCTTTGGAAACATGTCCTGCATGAACTTCTGTACATCCTCTGTTGAATAGTTTGCCAATGGATTCATCAAATCATACTTAATCACTAAGTCTTTATTCGTCATATGTTTTTATATTTTTGCTTGTTTTAAATATTGTAATATCATGCCGCATTGTTCTCTGAATTTAGCAATTCTGTATGGTTCATAGAACAATGTCTGACTATAAGCATTAAGCACCCTTCCTATTGTTTTATCCAATCCTACTATGCTTACTGAATATAATTCTACAAAATTCTTGTTCCCTAATGTTAGCTCATTCAACTCATATTTTATACAAGCTAACCAATCTGCCATCTTCAATATCGATTCTTCCAATTCTGTGTAATCACTTTGATTCTCACAAGAAACCATTGAATCATACAACAAATGTGCCAACAACGATGGGTTCACTGAAGTCGAACTTATGCCTGTCATTTCCTCCAACAATTTATTCTCAAAGGCAGATATCAATTTCTTGAGTTCTTCTCCATTGAACGAATTATGTTTAAGGTCATACAACACGTCTCCTGTTTTGCCTTCAAGAAAATCATGGAAAGTGCATCTATCCATTATTCTCAATGTGATGTTCAAATGGT